GGACAATCACGACACCGTACATATCAGGACGCACCATCTTCTTGGCGTACCGAGTCATCACGCCCTTTCTCGGGACGAAATCCTCAGTACCGAAGATCGTGGGAGTGACCTGTAGCGGGACATATGGAGCATAAACGTAGCCGCTCTCAAGGAACGAGCCACCCTTACGGCCGACAAGCACGAGGTTACGCGGGAAGTAGGGGTCTACATAGACATCCCACTTCTTGGACATGGCACCAACCTTCACAGCACCAACGGTGCCGCGGTCGGCATCAGCCGTCACGGAAGCCCGGAAGCCAGCCGTAAACTCAAGGATGTTAGCCACTTCCGGTGAAGTCACCAGGAAGTTAGCACCACCCCGAAGAGTCTTACGGTGGATCTGCGCGGACACATCATTGATGGTCTCAATCAGAGTCTCATACCACTCGGAAACCGTACCGGTGAAGTCCGGGGCGGCCGCCGCGGCGCCAAGCTCAGCACCAGTAACGCGGTTCACAAAGAGACCAGGAGCACGGGACCAGTAGTATCTACCGGCGGTGGCGCCCTGGAGGAGGTCATTGACAATCTCACGGTCAATCTCAAGAGCAATCTGCTCGGAGAGAATGCTTGTAAGCTCAACCTCTGCGTCCAAGTTATGATACGCATTGAGGTCCTGACCAAGTTCCGGAGACCACTTGGCCTTCAGTTTCTTGGTAATCGCCGTCACAGCAACGCTATCCACCTTGATGTTAATCTCGGGGATTTCGTTCTTACCCACCGTGGAGCCGGCATTGCCGGTGCCCAACATAGGCTCTTCAAGGCCCCAGGTGTCTCCACCAATGACTGAACCGACTGCGGCGCCGCCGCTGAAGGTGTCGACAAGAGGAGTAATAACGGCTTCGGAGCCGCCGGCGGCAAGTGTACCACTAGTGGCCACCCAATAGAAGGTAATATAGTTACCTGCTAGCGTGTCAGTTGTATTACCAACAGTACGGAGAGTGCCGTTTTCATCACGATAGCCGCGCTCCGTCAGGCGACGGATAAGAGTCCCTCCAGTCAGGGCCAGCGCGTCTTCGGCGCCCGTAGCGACACCTGTATGAATCACGCAAGCTTGAAGCATATTGTAATTCACCTTCGCCGTGTCGGTCGTGGACAAGTGAACCTGCGCGGAATAAACCACCTTTGTGGTATCCGCATCGCTAAGAATATCGGGATCCCAACGAATTGCTTTCTTCTGTGCTTCACTCAAACCAGCAATGGTTGTTCCTGTGTTCAGGAAGACCGTGCTGGTAACAGCGGCCGCGATGTTAAGCGAGTCGACACCCGCGGCGTCCGGATCCGCCTGGGTAGTCGCGGAGAGCGCGCTCAACGAACCAGTCGGAGAAGCGAAAACGTTAGTAAAGTTGTAGAAGCCACCGCCTTCTTCGGTAATGTCGGAGACACCACCGGTGATCTGCGAGGCAACCGCTCCGCCACCGTATACGGAATCACCACTATCGGTGCCCAATATACCACTGGAATAGGTAAAGTCGAGGAAGAAGATGAGGCCCGAGGGCAAACTCATCGGCTGCACACTCACGATATCGTTGGCCAAAAGGCCTCCGAACACGCGGCGAACGAGCGGGAACGCGACTGAGGCAAAGCCTTCAACGTCGCCTGCGGCCATTGAGGAAGCTTCCTTTAGAAGCTGCTTGGCCTGATTTTCGAGAAGACGAGCCATACCGTTTCGCGAGCTATCGCCGGTTAGACCCTCTAGGAGTCCAGTCTTTTCCCACTTGGAGAGAAGCGCGGCGCCTTCCTTTTTGAGATCGCGGCTAACGATCCCTTCTGTTAATTTCTTTAATACTGACATTTTAATCACCTCCTTTTATATTAAATTTTTGGATTATTCTGTCATTTAAATCCAGCCAATCTTTGGAAACATTCTTTCAGAAAACTTTCACAATCTGAATTTTCTTTTCTTCATCTTGGCATGGTAAATGAAAATCTTCAAATAACTTCACTCAATAATTTCAGTTCCCTCTTAAAGGAACCCACTACACTTTAAAAGATCTCAAAA